CACGTAACGTGAACCGCCAGTACGACGACAGCTTTGCTGTTGAATGTGCTAAAATTGGTTCAAACCTCCGTATCCGTTTGCCCGACCGAGCTCTGGTTACTGACGGCGCCGCCCTGCAAGTTCAGGACGACAACGAGCAGTACACAACTTTGACCGTTGCCAGCCAAAAACACATCGGCGTCAACTTCACATCTGCTGAATTGACCATGCAATTGGACGACTTTGCTGAGCGTGTGTTGAAGCCTCGTATCAGCCAGTTGGCATCTTCTATTGATGCTGACGTTGCTAACGCCTACTTGGGCATCGGTAACTCTGTTGGTACACCTGGTACAACTCCTTCTACTTCTTTGGTCTTGTTGCAAGCCCAGCAGAAGCTGAATGAGAATGCTGCTGTGATGTCCCCACGTTACGCTACCGTGAATCCTGCTGCTAACGCTGGCTTGGTTGAAGGCATGAAAGGTCTGTTCAATCCTACAGACACTATCAGCAAGCAATTCAAGAATGGCATGATGGGCACTGGCGTGTTGGGCTTTGACGAGATCAACATGTCTCAGTCTATCAAACAGTTCACAACTGGCTCACGTACTGCCACCGGCGGCACTTTGTCTGCTTCTGTGTCTGCACAAGGCGCAACCACCATCGCTATCACTGGCGCTGGCAATGCAGGTACTGTGAAGATTGGCGACGTGTTCACCGTGGCTGGCTGCTATGCTGTCAACCCACAGACACGTGAATCTACCGGCTCTTTGTTCCAGTTCGTTGCTACTGCTAACGTGACTTTGGACAGCTCTGGCGCGGGTAACATCACTGTTGCTCCTATCTACACCTCTACCAACGCTTTGGCTACCGTGGACAGCTTCCCTGCTTCCGGCGCTGCCGTCGTGTTCGTGGGCGCTGCATCTACTCAGTACGCACAGAACTTGGTCTATCACAAAGACGCCATCACCTTTGCAACTGCTGACTTGCTGTTGCCACAAGGTGTTGACATGGCTGCTCGTGCCGTTCACAACGGTATCAGCTTGCGTGTTGTACGTCAGTACGACATTAACAACGACCGTATGCCTTGCCGTATTGACGTTTTGTACGGCTACAACACGATCCGTCCTCAAATGGGCGTTCGTCTCTGGGGCTAATCTGATTGGGGCTTCGGCCCCTATCTGTGTTCTTAACATTGAAAGGAAATTATCATGGCTCTCCCTAATGGCGCAGGCGGTTACCAAGTTGGTGACGGCAATCTCTCCGAACTCGTTATCGGCTACGCAGCCGTTCCTCAAACTGCCACATCTACAGCGACTTTGACCGCCGCTCAAGTGACCGGCGGTTTCTTGGTCGCTAACCCCAGCACATCTGCTGCTACTTACACTTTGCCCACTGCTGCTTCTATTGACGCAGTTGTGACCAGCGCAAAAGTTGGTAGCACATTCACGCTGAACATTGTTAACATCGGCACTTCTTCTGGCGCTGTTACTTTGTCTATGGGCACTGGCTTGACCGACGGCGGTAACGCGGTTGTGGCTGTTGCAGTTACTTCCAGCGCTCAGTTCTTGTTCCGCAAGACTGGCGATGCTGCTTGGTCTGTTTACAAAATTGCCTAAATTAAATGGGGGCTTCGGCCCCTATTTTTAAAGGAAACATCATGTCAAACACAAAAGCTACCGGCGTTGCATATCTGGATCCTGAATTCAGCACAATGTACGCAACCGAGGAAATCGGTTATTCTGCCGCTGCTCAAGGCACAGTGACGCAAGCCACTAGCAAATCTACAGCGGTAACGCTGGACAAGTCTGCCGGTCGTATCACAATGAACAATGCGTCTTTGGCAACTGCCACTAACGCTACGTTCACTTTGAACAATGCATTGATCAGCGCAAATGATTGCGTGATTTTGACAATTTCTGGTGGTCAAGCGACTGCTGGCTCATACAACGTATTTGCCAACTCGCTGTCTACTGGCTCTGTCAGCATTACATTGCGTAACATTTCGGGCGGCACGCTGTCCGAAGCTGTTGTGATCAACTATTGCATTATCCACGGCGCAAGCTAAACCAAATGGGGGCTAATCACCCCCATTTCATATATTATGGTCATATACCTTACTCACCCTATCCACGGCGCTAAAGTTGCCACCATGGATTTAGAAGCCGAAATGGATGAACAAAACGGCTGGGTTCGCTATAATCCAGATACGCCTTCTGAACCTGAAGCGGCTCCCGTTAACGTGCTGGAAGTTAAACGCCGTAGAAAAACCACTGCTGAGGTTTAAACATGACAACGTACACCGCTGGCGAACAAATCAATCGGGCGCTTAGGCTCCTTGGCGTGCTTGCTGAAGGTGAAACACCGTCGGCGTCAGTGTCTCAAGATTCTTTGATGGCGCTTAATCAAATGATTGATTCGTGGAATACAGAACGCCTTTCCACATTTGTTACTCAAGATCAAGTTTACACATGGCCTGCGGGCTTTATTAGCCGTACGCTTGGGCCATCTGGTGACTTTATAGGTAACCGCCCAATTTTGATGGATGATGCAACGTATTACAAAGCGCCTAATGGCGTGTCATACGGCATTAAATTTATCAACCAACAACAATACGACGGTATTGCTGTCAAAAATGTCACTTCCACATACCCGCAAGTCTGTTGGGTTAATATGGGATTTCCTGACATTACGCTGACTGTTTATCCCAAACCTACACAAGATTTGGAATGGCACATGATTTCGGTGGAGGAATTAGACCGCCCCGCCGACTTGTCTACTGTCATGTATTACCCACCCGGCTATCTGCGCGCGTTTACGTACAATTTAGCCATGGAGATTGCTCCTGAGTTTGGTGTTGAACCAAGCCCACAAGTGCAGCGCATTGCGATGACTTCTAAGCGTGACTTGAAGCGTATTAACAATCCTGACGATGTGATGGCGCTGCCTTACGCATTGGTGGCCAACCGCCAGCGTTTTAACATCTATGCCGGTAACTACTAATGAAGACGCCGATTCTTGGCTCTACTTATGTGGCCCGAAGCGTCAACGCAGCAGACGCTCGGATGGTCAATCTTTTTCCCGAGATTGTTCCTGAAGCAGGTAAAGAGCCTGCATTTTTAAACCGCGCGCCCGGTTTAAAACTACTTAATACAATTGGTATTGGCCCGATCCGTGGCTTGTGGGCGTTTTCGCCCCAAGACGGTGTTGGCTTTGTTGTGTCGGGCAATCAGCTTTACAAAATTGACAATAATTACACGGCAACGTTAATTGGTTCTGTTAGCGGTACTGGCCCCGTCAGCATGGCTGACAATGGCACACAATTGTTTATTGCCTGCAATGGCCCCAGCTACATTTACAACGCCACCACAAACGCTTTTGGCCAGATCACTGACCCTGATTTTCCAGGTGCTGTAACTGTTTGTTATCTTGATGGCTATTTTGTTTTTAACGAACCAAACAGCCAAAAAATGTGGATCACGGCGTTGCTAGACGGCACGTCCATTGACCCGCTAGAGTTTGCTAGTACAGAAGGATCCCCCGACAATTTACTTGCTGTGGCTTCTAATTTCCGAGAAGTTTGGGCTTTTGGCACAAATTCAATTGAAGTGTGGTACGACACCGGCGCGACTGATTTTCCCTTGCAACGCATCCAAGGCGCGTTTAATGAACTTGGTTTGGCCGCGCCTTATTCTGTAGCCAAAATGGACAATGGTTTATTTTGGCTTGGGCGCGACCGTCGTGGCCAAGGTATTGTCTACCGCGCCAACGGCTACACGGGCGTCCGTATTTCGACACATGCGGTTGAATGGCAAATTCAACAATATGCTGATTTGACAGACGCCATTGGCTATACCTATCAACAAGATGGCCACAGTTTTTATGTCTTAATTTTTCCGACGGCTAATACTACTTGGGTTTACGACGCGGCAACCCAAGCCTGGCATGAGCGTGCAGGTTGGAATAACGGCGCGTTTATTCGTCATCGCAGCAATTGCCAAATGGCATTTAACAACAAAATTGTTGTAGGTGATTTTGAAAATGGAAACATTTACGCTTTTGATTTGGATGATTATTCGGACAACGGTAGCATTCAAAAATGGTTGCGTACTTGGCGCGCATTGCCAACTGGCCAAAACAATTTAAAACGTACGACTCAACACAGTTTGCAACTAGACATTGAATCTGGCGTGGGGTTAACGGGATCAATGATTGCTGAAGTTATATATCTTCAAACTGAAGATGGTAATTATTTAATCACCGAAGCTGGTGATTATTTGATCAGCGATGACACAACACCTATTACTCAAGGTAGCGATCCACAAGTTATGCTTCGTTGGTCAGATGATGGTGGCCACACGTGGTCAAATGAACATTGGGCGCCAATTGGTAAAATTGGTGAATACTATCGTAGGGTTTTTTGGCGACGTTTGGGTATGACTTTGAAATTGCGCGACCGCGTGTACGAAATTTCAATGACTGATCCGGTAAAAGTTGCGATTATGGGCGCCGAACTTATTTTGAGTCCAACTAATGCTTAGCCCTAACGCGACGCCAACACCAGTCACGCCGCCTCGAGTGCCGCTGATTGACCCCCGCACGGGCTTAATCGACCGTGCTTGGTACATGTTTTTTGTGTCGTTAATGAACGCGGCCACAACTGTATATGAAGACTTACCTTACGGCCCTAGTTCAGAATCTTTGATTGCGTCTTATGACGCAGCTTTGCAAGCATTGGCGCAAAATGTTGATACTCAACCATTGCCTGTTGATTTAAGCGCTGAATTGACCAAACAGATTGAAGCGGCTGGGTTGGTCAATCAATCATCTGCGTTGCTGTCTCAAATTGCTGAAATGCAAAAACAGATTGACGCGCTTAATTTGTCGCCGCCGCCCACGCAAGGCACAGTGACCGCCGTGACGGCCACATCGCCCGTGGTGTCGTCGGGCGGCACTGCGCCTGACATCAGCATGCCTGCGGCCAGCACATCGGTAAGCGGCTATCTGACATCGACTGACTGGAATACTTTTAACAACAAAGCGCCAGCCACCAGCGGCACGTCTATTTTGTACGGCAACGGCTCTGGCGGCTTTAGCAATGTCGCGATTGGATCTGGCGTTACCTTTGCGGGCGGTACGCTGTCAGCGACTGGCTCCGGTGGTACGGTCACGTCAGTGACTGGCACTGCACCTATCGCGTCTTCAGGTGGCACAACGCCAGCAATCAGCATTTCTCAGGCTAGTACTTCTACTAATGGATATTTGTCCAGTACTGACTGGAATACTTTTAACAACAAACAGCCTGCTGGCACTTACGTTACATCGGTTACCGGCACTGCACCTGTCGTGTCGTCTGGAGGCACAACACCGGCCATTTCGATGGCCGCCGCTAGTAGCTCAACCAACGGCTATTTGACCTCAACCGACTGGACAACGTTTAACAACAAAGGCTCTGGCACTGTCACGGCCGTTTCTGTCGTGTCGGCTAACGGTTTTGCAGGCACGTCAAGCGGCGGCGCAACGCCCGCGCTGACGCTGACCACTAGCATTACTGGTTTGACCTACGGCAACGGTACGGCTTTGGCCGCTGCTACCGTCAGCGCACCATTGACCTATTCGGCAGGCACATTGGCCATCACGCAAGCCACAACGTCAACTAACGGTTATTTGTCTAGCACCGATTGGAATACGTTCAACAATAAAGGCTCAGGCACCGTTACTTCGGTAACTGGCACTGCGCCCGTTGTGTCGTCAGGCGGTACAACGCCGGCCATTTCCATGGCGGCCGCCAATACATCGACCAACGGTTATTTGACATCAACCGATTGGAACACGTTTAACAACAAAGGCTCTGGCACTGTTACTAGCGTAGCCGCGCTGACGCTTGGCACAACGGGTACAGATCTTTCCTCGACCGTTGCTAATAGCACCACAACGCCAGTTATCACGCTAAACGTGCCAACCGCCTCGGCGACCAATCGTGGCGCTTTGAGTTCGACTGATTGGACGACATTTAACAACAAACAGTCCACATCAGCGCCAGTCACCAAAACGGCAGATTTTAGTGTTGCGGCGACTGATCTTTGGTTGATCAACAACAAGTCTGGCTCAACTTGTACAGCCACGCTTCCTGCGGCGTCTTCGTATTCAGGCCGAGTGTTGCACTTCCAAAATTATCAAGCGCAAACATTGGTGTCAGCGTCAAGCAATGTAGTACCTTTGGCTGGCGGCGCGGCTAGTACATCTATTCTCTTGGCAAGCGCCGGAGATTCTGCGACACTTGTGTCTGACGGCTCTAATTGGCTGATGACACAATATGTGCCGAACAATATCCTTCTTTTGGAGTAAATTATGACAGTCACCGTCAAAGTCTTCGTACCGGCTAAATATGCTGAGAACGCCCAAACAACCCAGTACACAGCGACTGGTGTTACCGCCATCATCGACAAGTTCACAGCGACCAACATTAGCGGCTCTGCCGCCACGATCTCTGTCAACTTGGTGACAACTGCTGGCTCTGCGGGCAACACCAACTTGATCACCAAGACCAAGACCTTGCAGGCGTCTGAGGTCTATACGTTTCCTGAATTGGTTGGCCAAGTGCTTGGCTCTGGCGACTTTATTAGCACCGTTGCAGGCACAGCCAGCGCAATCAACATCCGCGTTTCTGGACGTGAGGTGACCTGATGATTGAACACCACTTTAGCGCAGGTGTATACGCCAAGGAAACACGTATTCCTGCTGGGCATATTCTTGTGCAGCACAAGCACAAGTTCGACCATTTGTCGATCCTTGCCAGTGGTTCAATTGAATTGATGGTTGACGACGAGCGCAAAATTATTCATGCGCCAGCATGTATAACCATTGAAGCAAATAAACATCATGGCGTAAAATCGCTCACTGATGTTGTGTGGTATTGTATTCACGCCACCAATTGCACCGATACAGACGAAATTGATGAAGTATTGATAGTGGCGGGCGATGACACGCAAGCCCGTGAACTGGCCCAGTGCCTTCAGGAGTAAATTATGCCATGGTCATTTATTATCCCAGCCGCCGTTAGTTTATTTGGGGCTAACAAACAAGCGAGTGCCGCACAAAACGCTGCTAATACAACTGCGGCGGCCACTGATCAAGCCACGCAACTTCAGCGTGAAATGTTTCAACAGCAACAGCAAAATCAAGCACCTTGGTTGCGCGCTGGTGAGCAAGCGTTAAATAAATTAATTCCAATGACAGACTATACAAAGTTTGGCATGGATCAGTTTACACAAGACCCAGGCTATGCGTTCCGTTTGTCAGAAGGTCAGAAAGCATTGGATCGTAGCGCCGCCGCTCGTGGTGGTTTAATTTCGGGAAGCGCGTTAAAAGCGGCCGCACGTTATGGCCAAGAAATGGGTTCGCAAGAATACCAAAACGCATTCAATCGTTACCAAACCGAGCGCAACGCAATGTTGAATCCTTTGCAGTCATTGGCAGGCGTCGGTCAAACTGCAGTTAACCAACTTGGCGCGGCGGGACAAAACTACGCATCTAACGTTGGTAATGCATTAGTTAATCAAAGCGTTAACGCAGGCAACGCCGGTATGGTGGGGGCTAATGCTTGGAACAGTGCTTTGACTGGAATTGGCACGGCTTATGGTAAAAATCCTGTTAGTTTTAGTAGTTTATATGGCGGTAATAATCTATCAAACGCTGAACTTCAAAAACAAATAACTGGGGGTTAAACATGGCGCAACTTAATTTTGGTCTTTTAAATCAAAACGCGCCTGCTGAGATTGCAGGAAGTATTCAACGCGGCCAAGAAGACGCCATGCGCGCGCAAATGGCGCAACAACAGTTAAAAACTGGTGCTTTGCAACAAGAATCCGCGCAAATGCAACTTGAGCAAGCTAAACGCGAGCGCGAAGCGTTGGCAAATATGCAAGCAAAGTTTGTCGCCAACGGCAAGTCGCCCGACATGCGCGCCAACTTTCAAGAAATGGTGCAGTCTGGCATTCCTCATTTCATGGATATTGGTATCAAAGGCATGCAAGCCCTTGACCGCCAAGCTAACATAGCCAAAATTCTTGGTGGCGGTTCCGTTATTGGTATGCCTACTGAAGCGCCTGCGGCTGCCGCCCCCACTGCGCCGGTGCCTTCTGTTGTGCGCCAGCCCGCGCCTGTGGCCGCCGAAGGAGCGCTTGGCACTGGCACGTATGGCATGACGCCTGGCGCGCCAGTTAATGCTTTGGCGCCTACGACTGGTGCTTATAAACCTACAGTGCCCCGCAACGCTTTGGCGCTTCCACAAAGCGAACAAGCGGCGTTGGAGAATGAATATAGAACTATTGAGCAGTTGCACATGATAGGCGAACATGAGTTGGCCAAGTCACGCGAACAACGTCTGAAGTTAAAGACTGAAGCAACTTCGCCACTTAATAAACTTATCGCAGAACGCAACGCATTGCCCGAAAACGATCCAATGCGCAAATTCTATGATTTGCGTATTCAAAAAGAAGCAACGCATGCGCCTGCTACGACAGTCAATGTCAGCACAGAAAAAAAGTACGGCGAAGCGTTTGGTGGAAAACTTGCCGATGTAGATATTGGCAAAATGACTACCGCCGAAAAAGCACCTCAAATGGCCGAAAGCGCCAACCGAATTATTGATTTGGTAAAACAAGGTAATGTGTTCACCGGCCCGATTGCTGATGTTAAGTTGAACCTTGCACGCGCATTGAACGTGGCAGGCGCTAATAACGAAGAAAAGATTGCCAATACTGAAATGCTTATCGCCGGAACTGGCCAAAGCACTTTGGACGCAATTAAGAGCGCTGGTTTGGGTACTGGCCAAGGCTTTACAGATAAAGACCTTAAATTCTTGCAAGGTGTTGCAGGCGGCACAATTGGCATGACTCAGCAAACGCTGACAAACTTGGCGTCCCTTCAACACCGCGTTGCAACACGTAGTGCAGAAGCATGGAACAAACGGGTTGGTGAAATGCCTAAAGAAGTGGTGCAAGGCACTGGCTTATCTACTGCGCCAATTAAAGTCCCCCCGCTATCATCTGTTATGGGCGGAGCGGCAAGGCCTACGGGCGTTGGTGCTAATTGGACATTAGAACGCGACGCGGCGGGTAATACTGCTTGGGTTAGCCCCGATCGTAAATCATTTAAAGAGGCGCAATAATGGCTTTTGATCTCAGCACCGCCGCGCCAGTCGCATCTGGCGGATTTGATCTTAGTACTGCAAAGCCAATATCAAATGGTGGTGGCGTACCTGGGCCCCGCCGTTCTTGGTCTGATGTGCCTAGCGAAGCCTTGGCTAACGTCGGCACAAGCGCGCAAAAGTTCTTTGGTGGTGTTGCTGAAGCCGTCACTAGCCCTTTGCAAACTGCTAAAGGCGTGCTAGACATTGGCGCTGGCGCGCTTCAAAATGTGCTGCCCAAAAATGTCGTTGATTTTGTCAATCAATTTGACGCGCATCCTGAAGCCGCACAACACGCCGTCAAGGTCGCCAACGCGGTCGGCGGTATGTACAAAGAACGCTACGGCAGTATTGAAGGCTTAAAGAATACACTTGCTACCGATCCAATAGGCGCGGCAGCGGATATTTCTACTTTGTTTTCTGGTGGTGCGGCGGCTACTGCAAAAGTAGCGCCGGGCGTATCTAAAGTTTTAAACACCGCCGCAACAGTGACTAACCCAATGGCGCCCGTCGTTGCGGGCGTTACTAAGGCGGGCGCGCCAGTCGCTACTGCGGTGGGTAAAGTTGTTGAAGGTTTTAAAGGCGAACTAGCCCCACAAAAAGCCGCAAAGATTGCCCGTGAGGCCGCAGGCCCAGCGCTTGAAGATATTCGTGCTGCGGCGTTAAACGCGCCTTCTAATCTTACCGCCGCGCAAGCCATATCCGGCGTCACAGAGCGCGCGCCTGCAATGCAAGCCTTGGCCGCCGATGTTGAATCTACGCTTGCAGGCTCGCAAAGATTTTTTCCTAAGCAAGAAGCTGCAATTCGTAGTCGTGAAGCCACCATTCAAGCAGTTACGCCCGATGAAGCGGCGGCTATCGCCGCGCGTAAACAAGCAACAGAGCCTTTGTATCAAGCGGCAAATAAAGCGGCAGCGCAAATAAGCCCTGAGTTGCAAAGCGTGTTTGAACGACTTCCATCAGGCACATTAGAAAAGGCCGCTGAAATCGCGCGGATGGAAAGCCGTCCATTTATCCTTGGCGAAACTAAAACCGCGCAAGAAGTTCCAACCGGGCTTTTTACCGCGGAAGGCCAGCCGTTTACAAAAACCGCACCCGCTACAAATGCGACTATCTCTGGTGAGTCGTTGCACTATATTAAACGCGCGCTATCAGATATTGCAAACGCTTCGCCCGCTACTGGAATCGGCAAAGACACTCAAGCCGCGGCCAGAAATGTATTGACAGACTATTTGAAAGTTGTCGAAAGTCCTGAAGTATTGCCGGTCTATGGCGCGGCGCGGCAAACATTCTCAAAAATGTCTGAGCCAGTCAATCAGGCACAAGTTCTGAATGAGATGCTGTCAGTGCTTCAAAAGCCAGGCGGCGGCGAACGAGTACAGCCGTTCTTGAACGCGTTAGGGCGCGGTGAACAAGCGCTTCTTAAACGCTCAACTGGTCAGCCTCGCTATACCGAATTAGGCCAAGTGCTGACCGAGCCACAGATGGGCGCAGTGCAAAAAGTCGCGGGTGAAATGACGCGTGACGTGCAAATGGCCAAGCAAGCCGCCGCCGGTCAAAATGCGTTAACTGAAATTTTGAGCCGCAATTCGCAAAGCGCCAAGAAATTTATTCCTAACTTCATTGACGCCAAAGCGGCAATCGCGCGCGAAACAACGTCGTTACTTGAAGGTAAAGTTAACGAAAAAACGATTGGCCTTTTGACCGACGCATTTGAAAACGGCAAAAATTTGGCTACGTTGCTGAACAAAATTCCGTTTAAAGAACGCAATGAAGTGTTGCGCGCTATCGGCGACGCTCAAAGTCGATTAAGCCCTGCTAAATTGACTGCGCTAGGTTTGAGCGCAAACGCGCTTGCACCAGAGGCGGCTAACAAAAACGCATTGCGTATTGACTTAACTGGCATGGCGAATCAATGATGGACTACCAAGTTTTATTCAACATCGCCATAACCATCGCTGGTTTCTTTGGCGGCTGGACGCTTAATCGCATCTACATGGCCATCGACCGGCTTGATGGCGACGTGCGTAACATGCCGCTGACTTATGTCACTCGCGACGACTACCGCAACGACATGCGCGAAATTAAAGACATGCTCGGCAAGATATTTGACAAACTGGATGGCAAAGTTGACAAATGATCATCGATCCGATCACCGCGCTCGAAGGACTACAAAGCGCGATTAGCGTAGTCAAAAAAGCAAGCAAGGTTGCTAACGACCTTGCGGGCTTGGCGCCGTCCATTGGACGACTTTTTGATGCCCAAAGCAACGCTACCAAGGCCATGCTTCACGCCAAACGTACTGGCGGCAAGTCCAACCTCGGCGCGGCACTTCAGATTGAGATGGCTTTGGACGAAGCCAAACGATTTGAAGAACAGCTCAAAATGCTGTTCATGCAGTCTGGCCGCATAGATGTGTGGAACGCCACCAAGGCGCGGCAAGCCGAGATGGACTTGGCGGACGCCAAAGACATGGCTGAATTGAAAGCAGCGGAAAAGAAAAAGAAGGCTGAAGAACAAGAACAACTGGCTTGGGCTATTGGTATTGTCGTCATCGTGATGTTCTTAGGCGCAGTCGGCTGGGGCATCGCTGAGATCAGCACGCTGTGCGCCAAGTCAAGGTGTGGTCGGTGAATGAGTACCAGAAGCAATTCGACCTATTCCTCAAGATTTTCGTGCGCATGTGCGTCGCTTGGTGGGTGCTTGGCTTCTTGCGGTTCTTGCCTGACAATCTGTCAGACAAGATTGTGAATAAATTTCTTGGAATGATTGGACTTGGATAATGTTGACCTTACTCTCTACCCTCATCAGCTTTTTAATGTCAGGCACGCCTAAGTTTCTTGAGTTCTTCCAAGACAAGAACGACAAAAAGCACGAATTAGAATTAGCGCGCATGCAGATCGACCGCGAGATCGAGATGAAGAAAGCTGGCCTTGAGATTCAAGAGCGCATCGAGGCGATCCACACCGACCAGATTGAGATGCAAACAACTGCCACGACTGCCCAGGCAGTCATTGGCGCGCAGCAAGCTGAGATGCAAGCGCTTTACACCCACGACGTCGAGATTGGCAAGGGCGCGTCCAAGTGGGTGACCGATTTGCGCGCCGCCACCAGATCAGTATTAACCCTAGGTTTCTTCTTACTGTTGGTTTTAATCGACATCGGCATCTTTGTCCACGGCTGGCGCACTGACGCGCCGTTCAATGACATGGCCAACATGTTATGGGATGAAGACACGCGCATCATGTTTGCCGCTATCATTACCTTCCACTTCGGTGGCCGTGCTTTTGGCAAGTCATGAACGTCAGCCCAAAAGCAATTGAGATGATCAAGCACCATGAGGGTGTTCGATTCAAACCATACCAGTGCCCAGCAAAGCTGTGGACAGTAGGAGTAGGTCATGTTCTTTACCCAGATCAAGGCAAAATACCAGTTGATCAAAGAGGCGCTTACGCGCTTCGCCCAGAAGATAACCGCCAATTTACCAAAGAAGAAGTAGATGGGATTCTTAGACGCGACCTTGATAGGTTTGAACGTGGAGTGGAAAAGTTCTGCGCTGTTGCTTTTACACAAGGGGAGTTTGACGCTCTTGTGTCTTTTAGTTTCAATGTCGGTCTTGGAACACTCCAGCGTTCAACGCTTCGTCAGAAGTTGCTTCGCGGCGACAAAGAAGGCGCTGCGGAAGAACTTCTGAAGTACTGCATGGCTGGCGGTAAAGTCTTAAAGGGACTTCAAAACCGGCGGATCGACGAGCGCGCCTTGTTCCTTAGTTAAAGCGCGGTACGCTTCAATCGCAGTCTTGAGGTCGCACTGCAATTGCTGGATGTAGTCGTCCTGCTCGCACAATTTGGCGTAGGCGTCGCCAGCAAACTTGGTCAAGTTGGCCTGGCTCCATGTAGAAAAGTCTGGTTTGTTAGTCATTGGTTTCTCTCTTTGATGGGGCGTCTGTTTCCAATCTAGCGAAGACTTCATGGTACCGGCGTGGCTTGGTGCGCATCATCTTACGCACCCAATCAGCCCCGCCCATTTCCTTAAAGACTTCCCATTCGTGGTCTGACATACGCACCCAGCGCGGTTTAAGCGGTTCTGGTGGTTTTTGGCGTGGCACGGTGTTGAAGTAAATTTTTGGTTGTTACGCGGCGATTCCAGCAAGTCTGGCAATGCCATTTAGATCCCATGTCGATGCCGCCTTCGGGCGGCTTGTCTGTCTGGCACTTGGCGCAGAATTTAAATTTGTGCATTATTTTTGAAGTGAGATAGGCATGTAGATACACGCCTTGGACTTGCTGTTCTGGACAACAAGAGGGGCGACTGGCGCGCGCCGTTTGCAGTTCATGCACTTGGCACAAGGTTGCACGGGCGCGCACTTGAGGTAATTAAAAAACACGGACTTTTTCGGGTGGTGGCGGTTGCATGCTCTCGGACGGTGGCGTCCAACCATACTCACGCCAGCGTGCTTGCACGTCTGAGCCGCGTTGGTAGTTGAACGAGGGGTCGTTCAGACATTTGCTTGGGTAGGTTATTTTAGTGCCTTGCGGTGGTGTCCAATTGATCATGGTTGTATTGCTCCTTTGAGTAGTTCTAGTCTCTCCCGCGCAACGCGCAGGGTGTTGTAGCGCTGATGAAGGCGCTGAAGCATGG